AGCATCGACCCGAAAGGCGGTGAGAAGAGTAAGCACAAGGTCCCGTTCGACGTCACCAGTCCGGACTTCATCAAGATCAACGGCGTGCCATACCTGAGCGCCGCAGAGATCGAGGGCCTGACCTGATGGTTTGCCCGTTCGACCGTGCCCAGGCACTGGAGCTTCGGCAGCGAGAGCAGGCCATCGCGGCCGTGCTTGCGCGTAAGCGGCAGATCGGGCCGAGCCGCACCCATTGCGAGGACTGCGACCACGAGATTCCCGCGCTACGCCAGGCGCAGGGCGGGATCACCCGTTGCACCCCATGCCAATCCATTTTCGAGAAGAGGCCTCATCGATGAGCAAAAGCCCTTGGCCGAATTTCAGCTACGACGAGTTGCGTTGTCGCTGTGGCCGCTGCAGCAGTGACGGGACCGAGATGGATCCGGCGTTCATGGACCAGGTACAGAAGCTGCGCGTCCTGTTCGGCAAGCCGCTGACCATCAACAGCCCGTATCGCTGCCCGAAACACCCGGTGGAAGCCAAAAAGGCCAAGCCTGGCGTGCATGCCGAAGGCAAGGCGATCGACATCGCCTGCACCGGCGCCGACGCGGTCGAGCTGCTGCGTCTGGCCATGACCCTGCCGTTCACCGGCGTGGGCATTCAGCAACGCGGTACCGGCCGTTACATCCACCTGGACATGGCCGCTGCCCAGGCCGGTCGTCCACGTCCAACGCTCTGGAGCTACTGACATGCACCGTACCCGAGTGGTGGCCATTATCGGCGTACTCGCTGCATTGGCGGGCAACCAGTTGAACAGCGTCACCGATTACTTCGAAAGCACTTACGCGGACTACGTGGGCACCGTGGCTGGCGCGTATTGCCTGGCGCCTGCCGAGCTGCGCGGCACGCTCCGTCAGGTCATCGACGAAAGTGCGGCGCCCAACAAAATCCGCGTGGAGTGCGCCGCCGATGCCCTTTAGAAGCGACCTGATCGTCAAGGCGGTGAACGGTTCGCCGTTGTGGGATCTGGTCCGGCCGCTGTTCTTTGTCACTGCAGACGGTCGACCGGTGACCGTGCCAGCTGGCTATCGCACGGATCTGGCCAGCGTGCCGCGTCCGGTGTGGTGGCTGGTGCCGCGTGACGATGAACTGGCCCGCCGGCCGGCCGTGGTGCACGACTACATCTACACCCACCTGACCCGCAAATTCACCAAAGCTGAAGCCGACCTGGTGTTTTACCAGGCCCTGCAGGAAGAGGGCATGCACAAGCCTCTGGCCTGGCTGATGTACAGCGCGGTCCGCATCGGCGGCCGTGGCAACTGGAGCGCATGACATGGAGTTGAACCCGCTGACCGTCAGCGTCTTGCTGGTGCTGACCGAACTCGCCCTGACCGGCGTGCTGGGCTTTCAGGTTTACCTGTTCAAACAGGTCAGCGCGGCGCGCCGTGAACACCTGGAACTGCGCCTCTACATGGCCCAGAACTACGTGAGCAACGAGCAATTCGACAAGGTTATCTCTCGGCTGGAAACCCGTCTGGAAAACCACCTCGACACCTATTTTCGCAACCTCAACAAGAGAGCAAACGCATGACCGACGTAAAACGCGACATCACCCTGGAACTTGGCGACCTGGAACTCACCTTCCACCTGACGCCCCAGGACGTGACCAAGTATTTCAACGCCACCACACAGGCGAACAAGGTCGCGCCGGCGCACAACCTGCTGATGAGCACCGTCACTCCGGAAGGCAAGGATGCTCTTAAGTCGCTGCTGGAAAATCCGGTGGCCACCATGACCATCGCCGGTGCGCTGCTCGAGGAGTATTCGCCGGACCTCGACATCATCGTAAAAAAGTCCTCAGCCTGGCTGAAGCCTTAACCGACGACGGGTTTGGGCAACTGATGGCCCTGACCCACCGTTGGCTACCTGGTGCTGAGCCCTCGATCGAGAACATGGGCACGGCGAAGTGGCTGGAAGACGAACACTGGAGACGCATGGAGATTGCCGTGGCTAACGGCATCGCCTTTGCGCTGAACGGATAAAACACCATGGCTGACCGCAGCGCCCGCTTGGCTTTCATCCTCAGTCTGACCGACAAGGTCAGCGCGCCCCTGGGCAGGGTGAAAACCAGCTTTTCCGACCTGGCCACCCAAGGCGAGGGCAACATCAAACAGATGGGCCTTGGCTTGGGCGGGATGATCGGCGCTGCCAAAGGCATCAGCGAATCGCTGGAACCGGCGCTGGAAATGAACCGCGCCTTGGGCGAAGTTCGCTCGCTGGGTGTGGCCGAAGATGCGCTGAATGCCCTCAATCAAAAGTCCCTGGAATTCTCCGTGAACTATGGCGAGAACGCCCGCGACTTTGTGGCCTCGGCCTACAGCATTTCGGGCGCGATCAAGGGGCTGTCCGGCGATCAGCTGGCGACCTTCACCAACACCAGCAACCTGTTGGCCAAGGCCACCAAGTCCGACGCCGAGACCATGGGCGCCTATGTCGGCACCATGTACAACCTGTTCAAAACCTCGGCCGATGCCATGGGCAAAAGCCAGTGGGTTGAAAAGTTGGGCGGCCAGACGGCATTGGCGGCCCAGTTGTTCCGCACTGATGGCGCGCAGCTCAAGGATGCGTTCAAGGAAGTGGGCCAGCTCGCCACCACGGCGGGCATCGATATCGCCGAGCAGTTCGCGGTGCTCGGCACGCTGAGCAGCACCATGGAAGGCGGCGATGCCGGCGGCCTGTACAAGTCGTTTTTCGAGAACATTGGCGGGGCTGCGGAAAAGACGGGGCTAAAGTTCACCGACGCCGCCGGCAATACCCTGCCGATGATCCAGATCCTGGACAAGCTGCAGGGCAAGTACGGCGATTTGACCAGCGCCGCCGCCGGCACGAAGTTGACCGAGGCGTTCGGTGGGGAAGGGGCGCGGGTGATCAACGCCCTGGCCAAGGATACCGATCGCTTCAAAAACGGTCTGGATCAGCTGGGCAAAGTCCGCGGACTTGAGAACGCCGAGAAGATGGCCAAGGCCATGGTCGATCCGTGGCAGCAGTTCGGCGCCGCCGTCCAGGCCCTGCGCATTGCCTTTGGTCAGGCGCTGATTCCGATGTTGACCCCGCTGATGGATAAGCTGGTCGGCATCGCCGGTACGCTGACCCGCTGGACCCAGTTGTTCCCCAACATCACCCGCGTGATCGGCATCACCGTGTTGGTGATCCTCGGCCTGACCGCCGCTATGGCCGCGATGACCTTCACAGTGGGCCTGGCCAAGATGGTCTGGCTGTCGCTGGTCACCATTTGGAAAGTCCTGACCTGGACTGGTTTCCGCAGCATCGCCATGTTCCTGGTGCACACGGTATTGATCGCCGGCTTTGTCCTGGGCCTGGCAGCGCTCTACACCTGGATGGGCTTGGTCAAGGTCGGCATGTTGCTCTGGCAGGGCGCGATCTGGCTGGTCAACGCCGCCATGTATGCCAACCCGGTGGGGCTGATCATCGCCGGTATTGTCGCCTTGGTCGCGATCGTCGGCGCCGCGATCTATTACTGGGACGACTGGACCAGTGCTCTGATGAACACCGCCGCGTTCCAGTGGATCGCGGGCCAGCTGCAGGCGCTGTCGGACTGGTTTGGCTCGATTGGCGGCTGGACCGGCATGGCCAGTGCCGCCTGGGACGGCATCGTCGCGATCTTCAAGGACGCGATCAACGGCCTGATCGAGATGCTGAACAAGATCCCCGGTGTGCAGATCGATGCGGCCTTTGGCGATATGCCCAAGGCGCCTGAAATCCCCGGCATTTCCGCGCCCCTGGTCAATGCGCCGGCACCACCCCAACTGGTCACCACGCCGCCGCTGACCGAACAAGCCGAGCAGGCACGCCAACGCATGAACGGCGGCACGTCGGGCGGTCTGTCGCCGATGCGTCCCACTGCCGTGCCCCAGGGCGGCCTGCTGCGCAGCATCCAGAACAACACCAACCAGACCCAAAACAAGGGCACGCATGTGGAGACCCTCAACATCAACACGGCCAAGCCTATTACCCCGCTGGAAGTGGAAAACATGATGAGCATGGCGGTGGGCGGATGAGCGAGTACATCGATCTGCTGATCATCGACAACGACCTGGCACTGGATCCGTCCCGCCAGCCATTGCTGGTTGAGGACCGCGCCTGCATCGCCCAGGACATCGGCCACATGATCCGAGAAAGCGGCCTGCTGGTGACTCTGGTGGCCGAGCGCAACCGCCTGAAACAGCGCGACTGCATCCAGCAGCTGGAACTGCTGGTGGAGGCGGACGTGCGCCTGGTACCGGGCACCGCGTCGATCAAAGAGCTTGCACCAGGTCAGTACCTGGTCACCGCCACCACCCTGCAATTTGGCAATGTCGAGGTGACCCTGTGAGCGTCGATTTTAAACAGGCGCTCGCTGACTCGGGTATTCCAACGACGGAGGCCGCACTGAAGGCCGCCTGGGAAGCCGAAGTAACCACTCAAGGCTACAAGCTGGCCAACACCAGCAATTATTCACCGTTCTGGCGGGTGATCACCGCGCTGGTGACCAAGCCGGTGTTGTGGCTGCTGACCTTTGTCAGCGACACCGTTCTGCCGAACTTTTTCGTCAAGACCGCGCAAAAGGCCTGGCTCGACATGTTGGCCTGGGCGGTCAACGTCGAGCGTAAAGCCCCGAACAAGGCGATCGGCACCCTGTTGTTCAGTCGCGCTACCAGG